CACTAGTTTTTTCTTCTAACTTTGGTATTGCTATAAGTAGTTTGTAACCCTGCGGTTCAGGTAGTTTACGAGTAGTATCTTCGTCTAGTTCTAATTTTTCTGCAGAGTACATCTCTGGTCCTTTTTGCAGTGATTTAGGTTCACAGTCACCTTGCAGACTCTATCGTCTGAAATATCATTATTTTAAATATACACAACTATTGACTAGTTGGGAAGCCCTAATCCTCAATAAATCTTTTTTCATATTCTTGCAACAATTCTGTGGCAATGGACAATCCTTCGATTTTGCCCACAAGTCTTTGGTATTCCTCGAAATTAGAAAGTCTGCCGGATGCCATATGGTCAGTGACAACATCTGATTCCTCCTTTATTTTTTTTAATACTGGAGTGTATACTGTTTCATTTCTACTCATTTGTTAAATCTTTTGCCATGTCTATAGCAATCNTTGTNCCTTNTGNAACAGCTTCGTTTTTAATCTTTTGAGATTGAATTTGAGCGTCTGAAGAATTTTTTGTAAGGGCAACACCAAGCCTCGCACCCTCTCTCTTGTTTTCAGATTCCAATCTTTCGGTTTGATTTTTATCATTCATCATCGCTTTCTGAGCTTCTAGTTCTAATTTAGCCATGTCCATTTGCTTTTTATGTTCAAGCTCCTGTTCTTTTATGGCAAGCTCTCTTTGTTGAATTTGTGTTAATGGATCTTCTTGTTGTCTTTGTGCTTGTGCCTGCTGTGCTTCAGCTGTGTTAGACTTTAATAGTTTTTCTGCAGCTTCTGCTGTAAGTCTTGAAAGCTCTTCTTCTGCATCTTCAGGTAATGGCTTTTCTTCATTAGGCATAGAAACACCAAGATTTTTCTCTATCTCTTTTCTGTACTGAAAAGCTACATGTTCTGTTATGTGAGCAGATAATGCTGCTTGTATTGCACCTGCAAAAGGTGACTGCCCTACAATTTCTTTTATCTTTGGATCATTAGCTGCTGCCATATGAACTCTTATATGTGCCTCATGATCTTGATACTTAAATGCTTTTACTGGCTCTTGTTTTAGCATAGCCATATTTTCTGTAACTGGGTCAGCAGGTTTAATATCATCTTGTAATTTTATAATAGAACTTGCATCTTGAATACCAAGAACCTCAAGCATTTGTCTGTGAAGTTTACCCATGTCATAAAGCTGTGGTGCTTGTTGAGCAAGTTGTAGAGCCGCTTGATATTGCATAACTCTTTGTGACATTGTTGCTGCGTTTGGATCAGATACTGGTATTACATCTATTCGATCATCAAAGTCTTTTGTTCTTGAGAACTCGCCTTCCATCTCATAGGCGTATTTATCATCCATGTAATCTTTAATAACACCAGCAAGTAATCTTAACTCTTTCTTTAATGCAGCATGAAGTCTGGCTTGTACACCAGACATAACTTTCATGGATCTTTCCATTAATGCTAGAGTTGTCCCAACGGGTGCTTGGGCGTTGATGTCCCCAACCTGTATATCGGCTACTGATCCTATTCTTCTTCCTTCGTCAACGATGTTTCCAAGTAACTGGTACAATACCGATGACGGTTCTTTGTAAGGNATGAAAGTAATAGCATCACGGATCGCACCACCCGGGACATCAACGTCACGGAACTCACCCGGCATGAGAGGCGAATCATCNCCCTTGATACGAAGACCCCTAGCTTTAAGACCAGCAGGCAAATTCGACAACGTACCNGCATCNATNAGTTGTCTNAGGATTGANGTTGCACTTTTGGCAAGTCCNCCGATGAGGTGTATAAGTCCTGTACCGTAAAAGCCCAACCCGGGGAGATACCTGTAGTGGACAAAGTACTGTCTTTTTCTTTTCTTGTTGTCATCTTCGTAATAGTTCCTTCTTATGGATAATATCTCTCTGGATGATTTATCTATTGTGATAACGTAAGGTCTAGCTATTCCGTCTTCTTCTTCAAACGGTTCTGGCATTTCCATTTCTACGTGCATCTCAAGAAGAGTATGTCTATCATCATCTTCAATGGTTGCTGTTTCGCCCTCTAATTCGTCATATTTTTCCTGTATATCTGTGAAATCTGGCTCTGGATCTGGTAACTTTATATCACGATAAAATCCATTATTCATCAGTTTAGCAATATCGTTATATGATTTTTTCATTACATGTGTGTATCTTTCACATGTCATAAGATCAGATGCGCCATATGAAACTACAAAGTCTTCTGCAGGTACAAACATTGCACATGGTCTTTCCATTATTGGATCATAGTAAACTTTCTTAAAGGCTGAACCTGCCAAAGGAAGTTTAAATAACATCTGTTCTGTCTCATCACGATACTCTGTCATCTCTTCAGTAAGAAGATAATTCATCTCATTCTCAACTCTAAGAGCCTGTTCTGTTTTTTCTACAGACATCTTGCCAAGTATCTTAGTTCGCACTGGACCAGAAGCAGGGTATATTTCTCCCATAGCCTGTGCTTGAAATCTAACTATTGATTCTGTAAGTATTGGATGGAATACACCAGATGACCCAGCCCACGGCTGTTGTCTTTCTTCTATCTTTAATCCAAGAAGATCTAATCCCTTAACGTAACTCTTTGCCCATTCACTTCTTGATTGTTGGTCTGTTTGAAAATTACCAAGCAAATCACTAGCCATAGACTGTAAATCACCTTCATCCATTTCTTCTGCAAGGTTTCTGTCAAAGTCACCACCTGTAATTTCATCTACCTGTTCTCCAGTAAAATCAATTATCATTCCACCATCTTCTGTTTCAACTGACACAGCTTCTGGGTTAACTATTTCTATTGATAATTCTTCTTCATCTGTCTCCATTTTGTTTAAATCAGCTGGAGTCATCATTTTTTCAATAGCCATGTTTTTGTTCCCTAGTAATATTCAACTGGTCTTCTATATTTTGGCTCATCATCCCAGTCATCCATAGTAGTTCTAATCCAACCACCTTGCCTGAATCTTAACAAGGCCTGAGTCGTTGAGTCAACTAAATCGTCATGATCTCCTGCTGGAAAGGCCGCACATTCTTCTATAACTTCTTCAGCCCATCTTGTCGGTGGGTGCCAAACTACACCACTGGCAAAAAGATCAGTCACTCCATTTACTCTTGCTATCTTATCCTGTCCACGGCTTGGTGTAAACTCTGTAACTGGTATTCCCATAGCTCTAAGTTCAAAAATCAAGGGTGAGCCTGCTGCTTTTGCTTCAACAATCATCTGATCTGGCTCAAATTCCCAGTATTTATCATAGGCCGCTCTCTTTAACTCAGGAAATTCTAGCTTTTCTTTGTAAGAATCAAGCAATATTAGGTTAGGTCTTTCATTACCGTCATCATCAGGGTGGTGAAAGATGCCCCACGTTGTGCAAGCGCTATAATCCGCTCTTTGCGTTTTTAAGAAGGCTGTGTCCCATGATTGAATTATTGAGTCACACGGAGGTAAATCCTTTTTCTCCCACACCTGCCACCATTCACGCTTGATTAAAGCACCTTCTTCTGATGTAGGGTCCTGTTGGTACTGTGCGTTCCACTTTGACACAGGTAATTCAGCTTTTAGAGCGTCTAATTCTGTACCACTCCAAAATTCAGGCCATAAAGGCTTACCTGAAGGCATAATTGCAGGTAATTGTATAACTTCCCACTCATTTGAGCCTTCTCTTTCTGAAGATTTAGTAATTATCTGACCTGTGAGGTCCCTTTTAGACCATCTTGTCATCACAAGTATGATTGCACCACCCGGTTGTAGTCTCTGACGAGGTCCAGAAGTGTACCATTCGTAAACTTTGTTATAAACTTCAGGGTTATATTCTCCCATTGTAGCTTCTTGCTCTGAATGTGGATCATCAATGATAAGAATATCAGCACCTTTACCTGTAACAGCACCACCAACACCAATAGCGAAGTAATCACCACGCTTATTTGTGTTCCATCTACCTGCCGCTTTACTATCTGTGGATAATTCTATGCCGGGGAATACATTCTGGAAGTCTTCGTTCTGTATTAGGTTACGAACCTTTCTACCAAAGCCAACTGATAGCTCTGCAGTGTGAGCTGTTTGAATAACTTTCTTATCTGGATACATTCCCAAGAACCATGCAGGAAATAAATAACTGGCAAACTCTGATTTAGTATGACGGGGTGGCATATTGATTATTAATCTTTTAAGTTCACCACGGGAAACTCTTTCAAAAGCTTCTGCCATAATTGTATGATGCCTGCCATGTATAAATCCGGGCCACATAGCCGTAACAAAAGGAAGAAACTCTTTCCTTGCTTTCTCTTTAACTTTGTTATCATTGATTTGATCAACTAGATCAAGTATCTCTCTTTGCTTATCAGGAGTAAACTGATCAAGATTCTGAGAAGCACTCTTTAAGATTTGTTCTAATTCACT